TAACTTCAGCATTTTTATCTTGAACATACTTTTCAATAGCTTCTTCAGAAACGAATTGTTTCGGTGTATTGTAAATAGGTTTACCTTTATCATCACAGGCTAAATAGTTACCTTGCCGCCCATTCTTTACATAATCCATAGCAGAAAAACTGTGAGCCTTTTCTTTGGTATCATCAATCATACAATTTCTTTCTCCATTTCTTTTGAGAAAATTATCTGACATCTTTGTAAATTCTTCTGGTTCATAGTCCAACACATCTCTCAATACAATACCAAGATCTTCTGGCTGTTCTACACCTGGTATATTAGTCCAATACAATCTGTTTCTATTCTGTGCTGAAACAAGTGCAGAGTTAATGAGAATAGGTTCGATACTAAATAACCCACCACTTGTATACTCAGGATAAACAGATGATATCTGTTCTGAGATAACATCCTGAAACTCTTTCTTCATTCTTACATTCTCAAGTAAAAAGTATTTAGGTTTTACTTCTCTTAATATTCTAACAAACTCAAAGAACAATGCTGATCTTGGATCATCAAATGCTAATTGTTTTCCTGCAAAAGAAAATCCCTGACAAGGACTACCTGCTACAACTAAATCAATCTCAGGTAAGTCTTTACCTTTGATATCTTTAACATCACCAAGCTGTATTGTATCTGGGAAATTCTTTTGAGTAATCTTGATAGCATACTTATCTATCTCACTTGCATAGTATTTATCTACTGCTATGCCTGAGTTATATAAAGCCATCTGTGTGCCACTCATTCCATCGAAGAGACTAAGCACATTAACTTTCCTTTTGAACCTCATGTTTTTCCTCCATAAAATAGGTTAACTAAATTTCTGTTTCAACTCCATTGTTATCAGTATAGTAAAAGTCTGCTGAAGTTTCAAATAATATTTTTTTCTTCATATCTTCTGCAGGAATCTTATTCAATAAAGTTTCGGCTGCGCTACGAACAGATTCTAGTTTATTATTAAAATCAATATCGTCTTTATCAAATGTAAAAGTAACATCGAACCGAACTCTAACACTCTCTTCATGTCGTGGCTTAATTACTTTTATACCTGTTATGTTATCTATAACACCCATGTCATCACCTCCTTTCTAATTAATATCTTTATCTTCTGGTTTAGTTATCTCCAGGATATCTAACTTGTTAGTCCTATCTCGTGCTTCTTTGATAGCTTTACTATCATCCATGACTGTTTCCCAGAAGTCAGGAAACTCATTGAAAGTTAACTCACCTTTCAGCACATTGATAAGAGCAAAGAATCCCTCATCTTTTGTATGTGTTTTCCATACTGTTAGACATAGGAATATAACATATGATGCAAAATCTATTGGATGAACATTCGTCAGTTTGTCTTCTTTCATTGTCACACTTAGCAACATGAGAGTAAACAACTGTCTTATGTTTTCTTTCTCTTCATCTGTTAGTTCATTTACTTGTGATATAATCATCATCTAGTCCTCCTTTAATTCTATCTCTATGTTCTTTACATTACGCATGGTCTTCTTAACTTCTATGTAAAGATCATACTCTTCCTGAGTAGATACCTCTATAATTATTGGCATCGTTCCTTTGGTAAGATCTCTTGTGTATTCTAAATCTTTCTTGGCCTCAGTCCTGTTCATTATTCCCATCCTATTAATTCTTTAAAATCAACTAATAATTTTTCTATTACTTCTGACTCTCCACTATCCAAATGAACAGTTATTAATAACTTATTGTCGGTGTAGTCAGACTTCTCAACTCTAATAGCAATTTCATCATCATAATCAAACCACCTAACTTGTTCAGCTTGTTGTTTTAAATATTTTTCAAAATCACCTCTAGTGTATGTTTCTGATTTATGTTCTTCTATTTTTTTATTTCTCATTTGTTCTCCTCCAAAAATTGCACACACTCTTGTATCTTCTCGTTCTTCTCTCGCTCTGCCTTAACATCTCCTATAATAATTATAAATGCTATGACAACGAGAGCAACAAAGTATATACAGAGTTTCTCATACCATGTAAATAGTGGTTCTTTCTTTTCACTCATTAGTGTCCTCCTTTTTCTTATACCATTTGCGATCACCCTCATGCCAATAAGCATTCGTAGATCGTTGTGGTCTGTGTGATTTGATCTTGCCTTTATCTTTAATTGTTTTACCTGGTAGTAATCTTTTACCCATTAGTTTTCTCCTTTATTTTAATTACTTCTTTCTCTTTAATTTTAGCTAACTTATAACTATCAAAATCTTGTTCTCTTCTAAGAATACTGAATAGTTTTTCGTGAGCATCTTGTAAACTTGTTGCTCTAACTTCTTCTGAAAAGGTTACAGAATAAATTTTCTTTCTACCTTTTCCATGATGTGTAAATAAACTTAAAGACATTACTTTCCTCCTTTATTATATGGTGTCTTGTGATCTCCATATATACTCATAGTATACTTGAATCTCTTCTGTTTCAATTTGACTATAAGATTTCTATCTTCTGTTGGGTATAGCATATAGTCATCGTGATCATGCTTATCTAGGATAGCTTGTATCTTAGTGTCAAGTTCATCTAAACTTTCTCTAATTCTAATCATCACAGTCTCCCTCAATTGAATGCATAAACTCAGGGTTGTCTTCCCACAATTCTTGAATACGATCATAATCAATACTAGCTTTCTTTAGTGTGATAGCTTGACCATATCCATCTATAATTGTGTCACCTGGTTCATCTATGGTTTTAATAACCCCACTTTTAAGATAGGTATCAACAAAGTATCTGCCATATGATCCCTCTAATTGAAGAAATAATCCACTCTCATAATCTTTTAATGCTTGTTCATATACATTTTGTTCAGTCATTTAATCCTCCAACTCATGTTCAAGATATCCTGTAAAACCCATACCATCTTCTCGGTAGTGCCATTGGATATATAAATCTTCGTCTTTCTTGAAATGAAATTTTCTATCTAATGCTTGAAGAATACCTAGAGGTGGCGACCATGCAGTATCAAAAGAATACTCTACATAATCTCCCTCATCTACCATTCCAATACCATTAGGATCTAATTCCCACTTCGTACCCCAATGCATATTCTTCCAATCATACCAATTGTCTGCACCAAACCGCACTTTCCATTTCCTAGAGTTAGCTTTCTGCTCATCAGATTTTAAATCTTCAGAGCCACTTACAGTTCCCTCTAGTTCTTTAGGCATAGGATATATTTTATTAAAATCAAATTTACTTTGTTTGGATGAAACAAATTTGATAAACTCTTTTACTTTCTTTTCGTCACCACTTATTGTGACATTATTTTCACACCAATTAGGCATTATCTTTCCTCCTTTTAGTTAAGATATATTTTGTAGTGAAGTTAGTCTTAGTCTATGGTGGAATACAGGTTTCACTACTTTACCTCTACCACTAATTGAGATAATTCTTTCTGGAATTAATTGTCTTACTTTCTTTAATCCATTCTGATCATACACTCTGATCACAATGTTATCAATTCCTGTTGAGTCATCTCTGTTTTTCAGGTCTTTCTCTTTACCCTCAAGCTTACAATTATAGTCTTTGATCTCATCATTACTCTGAGTTCTATACTTGATTGTAATAAACTGACCTTGAAACTCCTCATGTAATTGTGTTCTTAGTCCTCTCATTTTATTCACCTCCTTTCTTTATATCTAATAAGTTTATTTCATCAGACTTAATCCAATCTATATTGGTGTCCTGATTTGTCCATTCTAATTCACCCATTTGACTATGTGTTATTTCATAATCATATTCTTTAATTTTTTCTTCTGCCTGTTCTACTGTATCAGCATCAAGTTCAATCCACCTTTCATCCCAGATGTGTTCTAATACATAAATCTTCGCTGTAAATTTAGCCATTACTCTCTCCTTTCTTTTCTATAGTAAATTTAAAAAATTTTTCTCTTAATTCCTCAACAAAAACAATAGACTGCATAAGCATACCCTCGTCTAATTCTTTATCATCATAAGCTATCATTAAAGTCGAATGAATATATTCCATTTTTTGTCTATCAGTCATTTTTTCTCCTGTAATTTCTTCCTGATATTATTGATACCCTCGTAGAATTTATCCAATTCCTGTTTAGTCTTAGGCTCAGGGCCGAGATGTTTTCTTATCATATCTCTTAAATAAAATCGTTTCATTTAGTCCTCCTCTGGTGGCTCTTGAATATTTAATAACTCACAAATTGTGTCATAAGTTTCTTGACCACTTGATGACATTCGATCATATTCAAAATCTAAATCAGCAATTAACTGTATTATTCTTTTAGTTTTTTCATTCATTTGTATACCTCACACAACTAGCCATTTCATCTACCTCAAATGTATCCCACCCATTAGACTCAGTCGCTCCTAATAGGAATGCGTCTACCTCCTCTTGAGTGTTAAATTTGTGAGTAGTTCTATGGTCTTTATGTGTTCCCCAATCTACTGTTAATATAATTTTTGGTGTAGTCATTTAGTCCTCCATTAGTTATTAAGTTAGTTCAACATTTCTAGGCAAGTCATCAATATCAACTACAAAATTATTGATATCCTCCTGGCTCGCTCTAGTTTCTTTATACTTTAATAGCACTATACTATTATTCGTATCAAGAAATCTTAGGTCATCATCATCACCATTAATTAGGTTATATTCTCGACCATATAATTTTATCTTGTGTTCATTCTCCATTAATCTTGTCACTTGGTTTTCATTCTTAATCACCATAGCAATATTAAACTTAGTCTTAGTAGCTTGTTCGATATACTCTTGAGCAGTATTAACTTTTGAATAGCTAAAGGTTAGATGATAATTTGATATCTGATTATCCAACTTTTGCAAATTGAGTAGATACTTAACTATCTTTGTATAATCATAAAATTCTACCTCATCTTCATATTCTTTTAAGATATCTAAGTATAATCTCACAATATCAATATCACTCGTTCCATTTATCCTTATAGCTACTTTTGTATTATCTCGTTTAGCTTTTCTTATTCCTGTTTCAATATCTTTGATAAGCATTTCTTTAAACAGTTCTGGGTGGTCTTTAAACAAGGCAAGTTTTCTAAATCTTGCAACTTGATTAACTGAGAATTTACCTCGACCACTTTCATTTAAACAAGGCCCATGACATTTGAATTTATCTGCCATAGCACACACATTACCATATGGATATGTTTTGTATGGTGACATATAATTAACGCCTGTTGTATATCCTTGTTTCTTACCTTTCTCAACTTTTGTATTGGTATCATATCCTAACAATTTGCTAGGTAATTTCTCCATTAAATGTTGATACTTGCTAGGTATAATTTGAAACTTTTCAAACTCACTTAGCTTGTGATATGTTGGGTATAGATCAACCATAATTTATAATCACCTCCTTTAGAAATAGTAACCAAGAAAGAGTAAATATAATCATAATTATACATAACCTTTTCTGAAATTTTGTAGCGTCTCTTTTCATTTAATCCTCCAATTTTAAAAATTTATCAATACTAATTTTTATTTGTTTATTAAATTGTTCTCTAGTGATCTCACCTTCGTCCCATTTTGACCATAAATCGTTTATAGTATGAGCAAAATCTTCTGCATTATTCATAATCATTATTTTACCTTTCATAATTTTAAGCATAAAAAAAGACATAATAAAATTAATTATTATGTCACCATATTAAAAGAATATACATATATACAGATATACTCTTTTAAATTCTTTTAGATGTTACAGCGTCACTCTATTAAGAATGTTCTTATAACTCAGATGTTATTCAGTATTCCAAATCTTGCGAATGGATACTGTTCAAATTGTAAATTTCTATTACTCTTATTATCCCATTTTTTATCTTTTGTAGGATCGTATTTTTTAAATGTTCCCGCCTCATAAAAATGAAAACCTAAATTTTTGCATTCTTCTAATTGTTTACCTAATGGCACAATATTTTTATAAGCATTATCAAAATTCATTCTATCAATCTCTTTCACCTTTGAAAACTTCATTCTTTAAATCAATACCATATATATATGATACTTCTTTATTGAATGAATTGGCATAATTAATAGCTTTGGTTTCTTCTCTTAATGCTATCTTATTTCTTCTTCTATTTTTTGTATTCTTAGTCATAGGTCTGATAATAAGCATTTAAAAAGGTATTACCAGGAATTTTTTTTTGATACCTTAAAAACTGCAGAAAATAGCCATTTAATTTTTTACTATAAAACGAATCAATTACTAAAAATTTACATCATGGCTCAAAACCCTTATCCACCTTAGGTTTTAAAAACCATTTTTTAATTAGTGCTTATTTGGTGGCTAGTATTTACCAGGTCAATAATTGATGGTGGTAGTATGTAGCAAATTAATAATAGGGATAGCATATATTATATATGTATTGTTATACTTAGTGCTGTATAATTGCAACAATTTATGGGTGCATATTTACAACAGTTTATCACAGCTCAAATAGTTGTGTTATATATGCAACATAACCTGGCCCAGGTGTGTAAGGTGTGTAAACTGTGTAACTAGGTGCTTACCAAGTGTGTAATAAGTGCAACACGCTGTATATACACAATATCAGTAAGTTACACACTATGTGGGGTATCGCCCACCACCCCTATATGCGTTATACGTTAATGGTGTGTGCAGAAAATTAGCAATTATGGATGTTAATCAGATTAGGTATATGTAATTTGCAGGTTTTTAGGAAATACCCTGTTAACTTGTTGACAGGTTAAAGCAAATCACTTTAAGATATGCTATATGAAAACATTAATGTTACACTTAATACCCATCTTATTACTATCATGTGCTACACCAAGTGATCCTGGATGTTCATATTATTATATAGGAAGTGCATTGGATGAAGAAGGGGAATATGATATAATAGAAATACCTGAAATGGGATGTGAAGATGAACTAGGGAAGGGATGGCCTATTGAATAAACACGCTGAATACATGAAACAGTATCATAAGGAGAAACATGCTGCAGATCCTATTGCATATAAGTTAGATATAATGCTTAGAGCTGCAAGAACGAGGGCTATAAAGAAGAAAGTTAGGTTTAATTTAGATATAGACTATTTGAAGAGTATAGCTACAGAGTACTGTCCCTACTTCCCACATATAAAACTAGCTTATGCACCACGTAAAAGAAAAGGTATACGACTAGCTTCACCATCTTTAGATAGGATAATACCTAAGAAAGGGTATATTAGAGGGAATGTAGAGATTATATCTATGAAAGCTAATATGATTAAATCCAATGGAACATCAAAGGATCTCTATACAATAGCAGATAGGGTATATGAATTTGAGAGAGGATATAATGGAGTTCTGTCCATTTCACCTAATGAACCATTAGATGTATATCGGAAGAGGATCAGATATTATACCGCCTCCAACTTAGTTGGATACAGTTATACTCAGGTTTTCAACTTTGTCAACAACAAAATAAAGGGATGGAAGAAGTCATGAAAAACGAAAAATGCGAATTATGTGAAAAGCTGCAGACAAACTCATGTGCTAGGTGTAATAAAGAAACACATATATCCTGGCAGATAGCAGTAAATATGGGAGAGAAAGATGAACGATAGATATGAGATAAACCTGATAGGGGATCGCTACAGAAATAAACTTGACAAATCAAGAAAAAAAGATATATATGTTAACTTACTAGAGAAGTTTTATAGACATCTTATCAAAGGTGGTAGAGGTACTGGAATACATCTTCCTCATTCCAGAGTATATTACGTTAGAGCAGCAATGCGAGAAGACAAAGAGTTTATTAAAAGGTTAGGTTATGTGCCTACCTTAGAGGAAGTAGAAAGAGCCCTCGATGCAGAAAGCAGAGCAGGGCGAGGAGTGTATGAGAGCAGTGACTAGGTTTTCCTTTACTCACACATTGAATAGTCCCTCTATGAGTTGGCCTTACGTCTGTGGAGTTCGAGTCAGCATCCGAGATCTAGCAATTCCATTCGGAAGATAGCTAAATCGGTTGTGAGTATTGGATTGAGGGGTGTGTTTGTCATACCCCTCATAAACTAGATTAAGGAAATAAAGTGACAGAAGTGTTGAAGATGACAGCATGTATCGTGGGGGTATTCTTTTCGTATAGCTCCTTACACTTCTTATTACAGGGAGATCTTGTAATGTTTGTCGCTGTATTACCACTAACAGCAGCATTTGTGTGGTGGTATAGTCGATACATGAATATACGTAAGGGGATATAAATGGCACATCCAAATAGAAGTAAAAGAGTACCAAGTACAAGTGTAAAAAGAACAGGTGGACTTACAGGGACAGATGCAAAAAATTTTTTAAGTGTTCTCACTGGAGGTAAATCAAGACTAATTGAAAAAGCTTTTAGTGGAGGCTTTTCAGGATCAGGCAGATCAGGCGGTGGAGGCGGAGGCGGATCAACGCTTACCACAGGAAGTAAGATTAAAAAACCTAAGAAAAAGTAGATGGCTAGGAAAAAAACAAAACCTATTAGACGCACTACCAAAGGTAAAGGAGCTAACTACCGACCTACAAAACAAGGTGCAGGTATGACAGCTAAAGGAGTAAGAGCCTATCGCAAGAAGAATCCTGGCTCTAAATTGAAAACTGCTGTAACAGGCAAAGTCAAGAAAGGCAGTAAAGCTGCAAAAAGAAGAAAGTCTTATTGTGCAAGGTCACTAGGACAACTGAAGAGAAGTTCGGCAAAAACAAGAAATAATCCGAACTCTCGTATTAGACAAGCAAGAAGAAGGTGGAAATGCTAATGGAAAAAATATATAGAACAAATCAAAAAGTAATTACATACCCTATTATTGATATTGAAAAAGGTCTTGATAAAAAATATAGAGGTATTCCTTATACCCCTAAGAAAAGTGTTACAGGTATATCTTATAGAGCAGGTATGTATCGAGGTACAGAAAACCAAGTAACTATACGACACAGAAGTTAATATGGCTGCGAAAAAGAAAAAGAAAACTAAGAAGAAAAAAGGAGCTACTCCTACAAACCCTGCACTATATGCAAGAGTAAAGGCAGCAGCTAAAAAGAAGTTTAAAGTTTATCCTTCAGCTTACGCTAATGGATGGTTAGTTAGAGAATATAAAAAGCGTGGTGGTGGTTATAGATAATGGCCAAACCAACAGGAGGATTAGCAGCGTGGTTTGGTAAAGGTCCTAAAGGGGACTGGGTAGACATAGGAGCACCTAAGAAAAAAGGGAAGTTTCAACCTTGTGGCAGAAAGTCTGCTAAGAAGAGTAAAAGAAAATACCCTAAATGTGTTCCTAGATCAAAAGCTAAAAGTATGACAGCAGCACAAAGGAAGAGTGCTGTTAAAAGGAAGAGGTCAAAAGCACAAGGCGTTGGAGGAAAACCTACCAATGTTAGAACTTTCGCAAAGAAACGAAAGAGAACAACAAAAAGGAAAAAGTAATATAGGAGATAATTATGAAAAGATTACTAACAATTGCTATTATAGGTCTTACTCTTACAGGGTGTGCAGCATCACAAATATCTTTGACTGCATCAGCACCTAAAGGTAAAGACTTAGATATCACTATTAAGACTAAAGAACAAAAAGCTGAATAACATGGAAAGAGCCAGAAATGAACATGGTCATTATATTGCAGATGATCCAGAAACTAAAAATGTTAATGAAGCATATAAACCGATTAAGTATTATCTAATAGAAGAAAAGATACTTAATCTTATTCTACAAAATGTGGCACAATTACCACATGTCTTAATAGATCCAAAGACTAAGAAAGTTATACAAGAAGTAGAGGAGTAATATCCATGCCAATGGTTGGAGATAAAAAGTTTTCTTATACTGATCAAGGTAAAAGAAAAGCAAAACAATATGCCACTGAAACAAGTAAGTTAATGCATGTTGGCTACCGAAAAGGAGGAGGAGCTTTGAAAGTTGATTCTCCAAAAGGTAAGAAATGTTTATTTGGTATTAAGAAGTAATGGCTATACCTACGTTTAAATCGTCAGCAGTAGCCTTATCATCAACCAATAGGACAACGATATATACAACTCCAAGCCTATCAAGAGCAGTAGTAACTTCTGTGATGATAGCAAATGTTGATGCATCGAGTGCAGCCACAATAAAACTAGAGTGGTACGATGCGTCAGCAACAACATACTTCGCACTAACTGGAGCATATAGTGTTGCAGCAAATGGTTATTTGATTATATCAGATACACCAATGTATTTTGATACAGGGGATTTGCTAACAGCTACAGCAGGTGCAGCAGATGACTTAACAGTTACAGCTTTCGTAGAAGAATACTCAACAGGATTTTAAATGGCAAAAGAATTAACAGAAAAACAAAATGCTTTCTTAAATGCTTTATTCGGTGACGCATTAGGTGATTATCGAATGGCAATGGACATTGCAGGATATGCTCCTTCAACTACAGTAAGAGATGTTACATCAGGACTACAGGAAGAGATCCTGCAAGGTTCAAGAGAGTATCTAGCAGCGAATGCTCCAAAGGCAGCGATTGCTATTACAGGCGTTATAGATGATCCAACAGAATTAGGAAATAGAGATAAACTAACAGCAGCAAAGGATGTGTTAGATAGAGTAGGTGTAGTTAAACAAGAAAGACTAGAAGTGAATACTCCTTCTGGTTTATTTATTTTACCTGCTAAAAAGGAAGATGATGATGGAGATTCAGTATAAAAGAAAACTAGGTTCAACAGTTCCATTTGGATGGGAACTTGTTGGAGAGTCAAAAGATTTATTAAGAAGTGTTCCAGAGCAACAGGAATTATTAGAACAAGCAAAAGAACACACCAAGAGATCAAGTCTACGAGAAGTAGCGAAATGGTTATCAGCAAAGAGTGGGAGATCGATATCTCATGTAGCTCTTTACAAAATGTTGAAAAAAGATGAAAGCGAAAGAAATAGAAAAGCAGCTAACATCAGATGGCAGCGACTTAAAACCCAGGCAAGGGAAGAGACGCAGGAAGACCTCCAAGCGGAAGCGGAACTATACGAAAATAGTCAGGCCAAAGCTCAAGTCTCAAGCTAATATAATAGAAGCTGACGCATCTGAGAAAGATATTACGATACCTGAAGAGCATGAACAGAACGTGGTCTTCAAGCCTAATGATGGTCCACAGACAGACTTCTTAGCATCAAATGAAAAAGAAGTTCTATATGGTGGTGCAGCAGGTGGTGGTAAGTCATATGCTCTATTAGCAGATGTGTTGCGTTTTTGCAACCATCCACATCATAGTGGTTTAATACTGAGAAGAACCAATGATGAGCTAAGAGAGTTGGTATTGAAGAGTCAGGAATTATACCCACAAGTATTTCCTGGTGCTAAGTGGAGTGAACGAAAAGCATTATGGACATTTCCCTCTGGTGCACGTATTTGGATGACATATCTTGAACAAGACAAAGATGTGTTGAGATATCAAGGACAGTCGTTTACTTGGATAGGTGTAGATGAGTTGACACAATATGCTTCACCTTATGCTTGGAACTATCTACGTTCTCGTCTTCGTACAGTAGATGCTGATCTACCAACGTATATGAGGGGAACAACAAACCCAGGTGGACCTGGACACTTATGGGTTAAGAAAATGTTTATTGATCCTGCGCCTTTTAACACATCGTTTTGGGCAACGGATATAGAAAATAATGAGGTACTACGATATCCAAAAGGTCATGACCTAGAAGATAAACCTCTATTTAAAAGGAGATTTATACCTGCGAAACTTACTGATAATCCTTATCTTGCTCGAACAGGTGAATATGAGGCAAACCTTTTATCTCTTCCAGAAGTTCAGCGTAAACAACTTTTGGAAGGATCTTGGGATATCGCAGAGGGTGCAGCATTTAGTGAGTTTAATAGGGATATCCACGTTGTTGAACCTTATGAGATACCCAGTTCTTGGAGAAAGTTTAGGACTTGTGATTATGGGTATTCTAGTTGGTCAGCGTGTTTATGGATAGCAGTAAGGCCGGATAATAAATTAATTGTGTATAGAGAGTTATATACGAAGAAGAAAACAGCAGATGAATTGGCTGATATGATATTACAAATAGAACATGAAGCTGATGAAAAGATATGGTATGGAATATTAGATTCATCATGTTGGCATAACAGAGGACAAGTTGGTCCATCGATTGCTGAAACAATGATATTAAGAGGGTGTAGATGGAGACCTTCAGATAGATCTAAAGGAAGTAGAGTAGCAGGGAAAAATGAATTGCATAGATTATTAAGAGTAGATGAAGAAACTAAAGAATCAGGTATTGACTTTTTTAAGAATTGTATTAAACTTATATCTGAAATTCCACAGATACCTTTAAGTAAATCTAACCCTGAAGATGTAGACACTAAAGTAGATTACGACCATGGATATGATGCACTAAGATATGGCATCATGTCTAGACCAACTCCTAGAGGGTTGTACGATTTTTCCGAAACAAGTTGGAAAAAACCTTGGAAACCTGCTGACCAAGTATTTGGATATTAAACATGGATGAAGAACAAAAATTAGAAACCGAAATAGGTTTAGACATAGACGATACAGAACAAAATACATTATCAAGTTTTGTTTTAAGTAAATTTAATTCTGCTAGTGACTCTCGTTACTCACAAGAAGAAAGATGGATGACAGCGTATAGAAACTATAGAGGAGTCTATGGATCTGAAACACAATTTACTGAGCAAGAAAAAAGCCAAGTCTTTTTAAAGATTACTAAAACAAAAGTTACTGCAGCATATGGACAGATTATTGATGTACTATTTGCAGGACAAAGATTTCCATTAGGTGTAGAGTCTACTCGTATACCTGAAGGTGTTGAGGAAGCTGTCAACTTTGATCCTAAGTTTCCTGAAGAACCTGAAGAAGAGGATACACCAAGTTTATTTCCACCTGGTTCAAAACAAGAAGAACTTGAGCTTGGTGCATTAGAAGAATTAAAAAAAGATTTAGAATTAAAAAGTGGACCAGGTCTTACACCTACATCTATAACTTATTTCCCTGCAGACGAAGCAGCTAAGAGAATGGAAAAGAAAATACTAGATCAGTTAGAAGAGTCTTCTGCATCTAGGCATTTACGTTCTGCTGCATTTGAAATGTCTTTATTTGGCACAGGCATATTAAAAGGACCTTTTGCTTATGATAAAGAATATCCTGCTTGGGAACAAGATGAAGAGGGTAATCCTAATTATACACCAACAATGAGAACAGTTCCAAAAATAGAGTTTGTTTCTTGTTGGGATTTCTATCCTGATCCTGCTGCAAATGGTATGGATGAGGTAGAGTATGTGATTCAACGTCACAAGTTGAACCATGCTGATATGAGGGAATTAAAAAATCGCCCTCTGTTTGATGAAGAGGCCATTGATGAATGCGTATTGATGGGCACTAACTATACCAGAAAATGGTGGGAGGATGATTTAGATGATTATGATTCGACAAATATTAACGTGGATCGCTACGAAGTGTACGAGTTTTGGGGAAATGTTGACAAGTCTTATGCCGAAGATGCAGGACTTGATATCCCTAACGAGTACGAAGATTCTGACATGGTACAAGTCAATGCTTGGGTTTGTAACAACAAGATCTTACGATTGGCGATTAATCCTTTTAATCCTATTAGGATTCCTTATTTTGCTGCTCCTTATGAGTTAAACCCTTACTCTTTCTTTGGAGTAGGACTAGCAGAAAATATGGTAGATACCCAACAATTAATGAATGGGTTTATGAGAATGGCAGTTGACAATGCTGTTCTGTCAGGTAATCTTATCTTTGAAATAGATGAGACTAACTTAGTACCAGGTCAAGATTTAGAAGTGTACCCTGGAAAGATATTTAGAAGACAAGGTGGAGCACCAGGTCAAGCATTATTTGCGACACAATATCCGAATGTGTCATCACAAAATCTAATGATGTTTGATAAAGCTAGAGTCTTGTCAGATGAGTCTACAGGTATACCTTCTTATTCCCACGGACAGACAGGAGTACAAGGAACTGGCAGAACGGCTGCAGGGATATCCATGTTAATGGGTGCTGCACAACTAGCTATAAAGTCTGTGGTGAAAAATATAGATGATTATTTATTACAACCTCTAGGGGAGTCTTTCTATAACTTCAATCAACAATTTGATTTTGATCCTGAAGTTCAAGGTGATATAGAAGTGAAAGCAAGGGGAACAGAAAGTTTGATGCGTAATGAAGTAAGAAGTCAAAGACTATTACAACTTATGCAAATTGGTTCTAATCCTGCACTAGCACCTTTTGTAAAGTTCCCAGTGATACTAAGAGAGATTGCACACTCATTTGATCTTGATGCTGAGAAATTTGTGAATGATGAGAGAGAAGCATTGCGACAGGCTAAGATATTACAAGAGTCTGGTATGATGCAAGCACCTCCTCCTCAAGCACCTGCAGGTGGTCCAACACCACCAGAAGGAGCAGGCACAGTTCCACCTACTAGTCCTGCAGGGACAGGCAATAGTCAGATAGGTCCAGGGGGAGCACCAGAACCAGGTATGCCAGGATTTGCAGGCAGACCACCAGGTGAAGGAGAGATTCAGTGAGTCCAGAAATAGCTAGGAAGTTACTAGCAGTTGTAAATAATAAAAGTAGTATTGATGCTTTATTTGAATATGCAGAGGAAAGAATAAAGCAACATGTTAAAAATCTTATTCGTGAAACAGATCACGCTAAGATGTTAGCCATTCAAGGAAGCATACAAGAGTTACAGAGATTTGCTACTTTGAGGGATGAAGTAAATCAGAAAGCGAAAGAGGCAAAAGATGCAAAATCCAACAGCAACAATCAATGAGCAACAAGCTAATGTAATGGGCAATAATCCCAACGATGCTTTACGAAACGCTAGTGTAAACCAAGAACAAAAGAAAAAAGAAATAAAAAAGAAAGCTATACAAGGTGCTACAAAAGGTAAAAAAGATACTAATGTAGATGTTGCTAAATTAAACAACCCAGAAGATTTGTTAGAAAAATATAAAGATACGCAAAGACTCTTTGCTCAAGAAGGTGTAGTACCTGTATCTGAAAAAGTTGATACCTTATTTGATGAAATGAAAGATGTTAAAAAACCAAAATTAACTGAAGAACAAAAAGAACGTATAAGAGAATTAGATGCTGAAGTAACAGGCAGAGAAGGAAAACTTCTTTCTGAAAAAAATGCTCTTGAAAAGTTAGAATTTATATTAGGAACAGATTTAAAAGAATATCCTACAGGGGTAATTACTGCTTTAAGAGATATAGTTCCAAACACTAAAAAAGGAATACTAAGTTTACTTTCTCCAGATAGACCAAAACCTAGTGACTACTTTAAAAATGATATGATGGGACAATGGTTATACGCTGAAGGTGAAGGCGATAAAGATGGCCAAAAAACTAATCAAGCATATAAAGGAATACATGTAGGAACTTACCCACAATTTCAAAATGAAATAGAACAAGGTATATTAACAGACGATCAAGTAACTACTATTATGCACAGACAATACACTGGAAGAAATACAGCAGATGGTAGTTATGATAAGTTTAGAGATTTAAGTCAATTAGAAGATGTAAGCCCTGAAGCTGCAAAATTATTATTTATGGATGCAGGATATACAGGACAGAATGCAGAAGCTATTAGGGATTTACAAAGATATTTAGGTGTTAAAGATGATGGTTTATTAGGAAATGATACATTAGGAGCTATGAAAGATTTTAATGCTGAAGCATATAGAGATCATTTAGGAACATTAGATAGATATAAAGATAGCCCAGTGTATAATAGATTTTTTACTGAAGAGGAAAGAATAGAAAGAGGATTATATAATAGGAATACAACAAAAACTACAGAAGAAAAAGTTTCTGATCTTGATGAAGAAATGTCTAGAAGGTTAGCTACAGATGATCCTTTTAAAGATATGTCAGGAACACCTAGTGGTTATGGCTTAAACTACGCAGAAGGCGGACTAACTGAAAACGATGATGACACACTTGGTGCTACAGAAAAAGAAGTAGCTGATGATATACCTGCTCAGATATCTGAAGGTGAGTTAGTTGTACCTGCTAATGTAGTTCGCTATCATGGATTGTCTACTTATGAATCTTTACGTCAAACTGCTTTACTTGGATTAAAGGGATTAGAAGATGACGGCCAACTAAAGAAAGTTGATGAGAATGGTATTCCTGTAGAAGAGGACAAAGAAGAAGATAAAGACGATAATGATGTAAAAGTACAAACTGTTAAAATGCTAACAGCTAAAGATGGTGCGTTTCCAGATGTAAGTGGCGATGGTAAGATAACACGTAAAGATGTTTTACTTGCTAGAGGAGTAGACTTAAAAGATGGTGGTATGGCTACTGTTGGTAATCCTGAATCTAAATTTAAAGATATTGTAATAGATCCCCCAGACATACGTAGACCACCAAGAGATGACCTTAAACCTATTCCTCTCCCTGAAGATAGAATAGTAAGAGGTGGTCCTAGAGTTACATATGATAAAGATGATCCAACAAGAGGAACACTAACAACACCTGAAGGTAAAGATTACAGAGTAACTAATCCTAATTTAAAAATAACAGCACAAGGTCCTAGAACACAAAATATTGTAGGTGGTGATTATACAGGGGGTGCTAATTTACCTGGTTTTGGTGTGGATAAAGAAACAGGTGGAGGAGACACAAAAGATTTAGGCGATAAAATAATAGATGAGTTAACTCCCTATGCAAAAGCAGGTTTAACTATAGCAGGTTTAGATTTACTATTTAATCAAGGAAAAATAACATCACAAGCATTTAATTGGGCAAGAGAAAATATATTTACTGGTGAAGTATTTAATCCTGATAATTGGCAATTGTTTAAAGATGGTAAATTATCTGTAAGATATTTAGGTCCTAGTGGTGGAGCAAGTGCAGGAGCAAGTGCAGGAGCAAGTGCAGGAACAGGAGCAGGAGCAGATTCTATTACATCTCAAATAACAAATGTAAATGGAAAATTCGTGTTTAATGGAGAAACATACAATTCATTTGGTGAAGCATATGCCGCAGCAGAAGCACAAGGAAGTTCTGCAGCTAGTGTAACAACAGGATCACAAGGTGTATGGAATTGGAAGACAGGTTTAGCTGCAGTAGGTGCAGGATTATCATTATATGATATTATAGAGAATGGACCTAGTGTTGCAAACGTTGCAGGGTTAGGATACTCAACAGGAGTGTTAGCACAAGGTGGAGTATTTGGATCAGCAGCAGCAGCTACAGCTACAGGAACAACAATGTCAGCAGCAATAACTGCTCTAGGTTGGGTAGCATTAGCTGCAGGTTTAGTGCAAATGTTTAGTGGCCCTCCTTCTAATAAAGTAGGGGAAGCTGCATATAACTTTGATAATCCAGAATATAACCCAGACGATATTCTATCAGGTGGTTTTTGGACTAAAAAAAGAAGCGATGAAAATATTAATGGTGCTAGAGACATAGTTGCTACTGTAGGATCATATGTTAATTCTCTAGAAGAATCTTTAGAGATTGATATAGGTGGAGAATTATTTATCGATGTAGGTAATAGAGAAGGTCTTCGTTATGGTTATGTTGAAGGTTATGATGAATTGGGTATGTACAAGTACCATAAAAAAGATCTTGATTATCAGTTACTACATGGTCCAGGACAAGTAGGAAAAGGTTTTACAGGAGAAGATTCAGTCACACAATTAATGGATCAAATTAATGATGATGTAAATGTTCTTACTATGTTCGCATTAGCCGATAAAGCTGCAGGTGGAAAAGGTTATGCAACATTTGATAAGATAGGTGAATATCGTGATAAGATACATGTATTAAGTACATATAAACCTGCAATGGCAGGATCAAATAGTCAAGCAGTATTAACTGAACAAGAAAGAAATATACTACAAGGATTTCAACAGAAAGAGTTTGCAAAAGTTACAGGTGAGGAATTAGCAGTTGTTCTTACATTATATGATAAGATAAAACCTGTACATAATCAAAATCAATATCAAGGATTTAGTGGTTATGGTGGATAACTTTTGCGTATTGGCCACCGATCACCCTGTGTAAACAGCTACTGGTTGCCCTGATACAAGGAGACTAAAATGTCAGAAACTAACGAAGAAGTCAAAGTTACCAAAGACGAAAAAACAGGTGACACAATAATGAAAAAACCTACAAGGTATAAAAGACTAGAGCCAACAGCTCAAGAACTTGCTGCCGAAGAGGAATTAAAAGCTAGAGAAGAAGCTAACGGTCTTGCTACTGAAGAAGTAGAAGAAGTAGCTGCTACTCCAGAAGAGGAGTCTTTTAAGAAAAGATATGGAGATCTTAGAAGACATGCTCAAAAACAAGCAGATGATAAAGATAAAGAAATTGCTGCATTAAAGCAACAGTTATCACAAGCTACAGAAAAACAGATTAAGCTACCTAAGACTGATGAAGAATTAGATGCATGGTCTGCTGAGTATCCTGATGTTGCTAGGATTATTGAAACAATTGCTATTAAGAAATCAAAAGAGATGAATAAAAATATTGAAGATAGATTAGAAAATCTAACTCAAAAAGAATTAAAATCATCTAGAGATTTAGCTGAAAGAGAATTATTATCAATACATCCTGATTTTGAAGAAATTAGAAACGATCCAACATTTCATGATTGGGCAGAAGAACAACCTGATTATATTCAAACAGCATTATATGATAACGAAACAGATGCAAAAGCTGCAGCACGTGCTATAGATTTGTATAAAGCAGATAAAGGAATTAAGAAGAAAAGAAAATCTTCTAAGTCAGCTGCTCAAAATGTTTCTGTTAAAGGTGGATCACAGCCTTCTGATAATGCTTCAATAGGTGAATCTATTAAAGAATCAGATGTAGCTAAGATGACAGCACAAGAATATGAAGCTAATGAAGAAAGTATAGCTAATGCAATTCGTTCTGGTAGTTTTGTTTATGATATAAGCGGAGCTGCTAGACAGTAGATATAGGTTGACAAAACCTATTTTTTGTATATATATGTTACATATATACTACACTCGTAGTAGGCCGAAGGTTGTCAAATACGTTTGACATTTTCCCACCCTACATTTTATCAAACGAAATTCAACTCAGGCTACCTGATGTTATGGCCTCTAGGCATAGACACCCATAAAACTCATCAGCCCTTACGATGTCGAGTTATCGTTTGTTGGCCCTTAATTATATTATAGGAGATACAAAATGGCCTTTAAAGTAGCGTCAGGTTATCAAAACCTACCTAATGGTAATTTCTCTCCAGTCATTTACAGTCAAAAGGTTCAGCAAGCATTTCGTAAGAGTTCTGTTTCTGAGTCAATTACTAATAATGACTACTTTGGAGAAATTGCAAACTTTGGTGACACAGTTCGTATCATCAAAGAGCCTGAAATAACAGTTAAAGAATACGCTAGAGGTACTCAAATCGTTCCACAAGATTTAGACGATGAGGATTTCAGCTTAGTTGTTGACCAGGCAAATTACTTTGCTTTTAAAGTAGATGACATTGAGGAAGCTCATTCTCATATTAACTTTGAAAGCATGGCATCAGATCGTGCAGGCTATCGACTCCGTGATCAATATGACCAAGAAGTATTAGGATATTTATCTGGATATAAACAATCCTCTTTAAGCACAGCAGCAGGAGCAGTAAACGATGTCGTTTCTGGTACTAAAGCTGTTGGCACTGCAGGAACAGATGAACTTCTAACATCTATGAAGTTGAGAAAAGATTCTTTTGGAAACATCACAACTTCTTCAGCAGGGGATCATTCAATCCCACTAGCAATTAGGCTACCAGGTGCAACATCAGTTGCAACTGCTACAGCCACACCTTTACAGGTTGTTGCTAGAATGGCTAGACTTCTTGATCAACAACAAGTTGATAAAGACGGAAGATGGCTCGTAGTAGATCCAGTGTTCATTGAATTACTTGCAGACGAAGACTCAAGATTACTTAACAATGATTACCGAAATAAAGGTGATCTAGAAAGTGGTCTAGCAGTTGGACAACTACATGGATTCGATGTATATGTTTCAAGCAACCTACCTTCAGTTGGAACTGGTCCTGCAACCTCTGGTTCAGCAAACCAAAATTCTAACTATGGTGCGATTGTTGGTGGACATAGTTCAGCAGTTGCTACTGCTTCTCAGATCAATAAAGTAGAATCTTACAGAGATCCTGATTCATTCGCTGATATCGTCAGAGGAATGCAGATGTATGGAAGAAAGATACTTAGACCTGAAGGCATTGTGACAGCTAAATATAACGCAGCGTAAAGGAGATTAACTTATGGCAACTTATGACTTAACAGCTAAATCCACTACAGGCGTTAGTGCTGACTCAAACACCAATTTTCCTGCTAGTGTAAACCCAGGTGCTTACGTTCTAGAAAAAGAATTAGATATTGCTAAACTAGTTTCAGATGGAACTTTTTCCAATGTTACTAGTGGTGATGTCTTTCAATTACTAGAAATTCCTGCTAATACTATTGTAGTAACAGCAGGTGCTAACGTAACTACTGCTTTTACAGGTGGCTCTGCTGCTGCAGATATTGATTTTGCAGGAGGAGATGACATCGTAGACGGTGGTGACTTAACATCAACTGGCTACCTCGCAGCAGGTTCTAACGGTCAAGCTAACATCATCAACACAGGAGCAGCAAACACATTTACTGCTCTGCAAACAAGTGCAGACACTATTGATGTGACTATTTCTGCAACTGATACTAACTGTGTTAGTGGAGTACTTAGACTTTATGCAGTCTGTCTAGATGTTTCTTCTCAACAAACAGGAAGAGATGAAGTAGATAGAGATTTATTAGCATAAATTACTACTTAGGAGTAGGGGAGATAGGTATGTACCGTTTCCCCTACAAATAAAATATGGCATATACTTATTTAGATATAACAAACGAAACATTAAAAAGAATTAATGAGGTTCAATTAACTAGTTCAACTTTTGCATCTGCTGTTGGAATACAAGGTTTAGCAAAAGATGCAGTTAATAGTTCTCAAAGAGACATATTCATGTCCGAACAAGAGTGGCCTTTTTCCTATGCTACAACAAGTCAAACACTTACAGCAGGAACAAAAGAATATTCTTTAACCACAGGGTTTTTAAGTATAGATATAGATACAGTATTAATAGATAGAAATGACGATTTAAATGTAAAAGAAACACATTTGATTCCTCTTTCCTATCAAGAATATATAGATAGATACATGGAAAAAGATGAACAAAGAGACTCAGGAGATTATGACACTCCTAAATATGTTTATCTAACACCAGATTATAAATTGGGTGTAAGCCCAACACCAGATAAAGCATATGTAATTAAATACACATACTTTAAAACAGCAACAGAATTATCATTAGCTACAGATGTTCCAGAAGTTTCAGAACAATTTAAGAATACTTTAATTGATGGAGCTATATATCATTTGTACATGATGCGAGATAATGCAGAATTAGCTGCATTGTCAAAAAGAAACTTTGATGAGGGTATAGAAAAAATGCGAACTATCTTAATAAATCGTTATATACGAATGAGGGATACTAGAGTATCGCATGTGATCAATGACTGATAGATTAGCAGTAGCAAAGATACCTTGTAGAGGAGGCTTATACACTAACGAAGATTTTCTAACACTTAGTGATACAGCACCTGGTTCTGCTACAAGACTTGTTAATTTTGAAGTGTCACCTTATGGTGGCTATAGAAGAGTAAGTGGTTTTAAATATCTAGATGCATCATATGATAGACCTGCAGGAACAGGAGCAGTATTAGGACTATTTATTTATAATGATGCAATATATGCTGCAAGAAAAGAAGCATCAGGAACAGACTATGATGTTCTTAAATATGTTTCAGGATCAGGGTGGGCAACAACAAGTTTAACATCTGGTCAATCTGCGACAAGTGTAACTAGAGTTAGAGGGTTAAACCACTCAATAACAGGTAACAAATCTTTAATATTAACGGATGGTATTAATTATCCAATGAGATTAGTTACTACAAGTTGGACAAAATTAAATGGTTCAGCAGATGTAGATAACGCTGCGTTTGCAGAAGTATATAAAAACAGAATATTTTTTGCAGGCATGAGTCAAAAACCACAATTGCTTGTATTCACCGCACCCAATAGTGATAGTGATTTTACAGCAGCAAGTGGTGCAGGAAGTATAAATGTAGGTTTTGACATAATGGGATTAAAGAGATTTAGAGATGCTCTTTATATCTTTGGAAAAACAAACATAAGAAAATTAACAGGAGATAGTATAAATTCTTTTGTTATAGAAGAAGTATCTAACAGTGTTGGATGTATAGCAAGTGATAGTATAGTAGAGATAGGTGGTGATGTATTATTTTTAGCACCAGATGGTATAAGAACTATCCAAGCAACAGAAAGAATAGGTGATATTGAACTAGCTACTATATCTAAAAACATACAACAAACACTAAATTTAATAGATACAGACTTTAATTATAACCAATTATGTGCTACAGTAGTAAGAGAAAAATCACAGTTTAGATATTTATTTGGTAAAAGCAGTTTAACAGCAAAAAATACAACTGGATTTTTAGGAGCTCTTAGAACATCAGATCAAAGATCAGGTTGGGAGTTTAGTGAGTTAAGAGGTTTTCAAGCTAGTTGTGCAGTTAGCGGTTACATAGGAGACGATGAATACGTACTACATGGAGATTATAGTGGGTATGTATATAGGCAAGAACAAGGGGGAACATTTCAAGACGATAATGTTTTTGCTGTATTTCAATCTCCTTATTTAGATTTTGGTAATACAGAACAAAGAAAAATATTTTCACAAATAACTGTATTTACAAGACCTGAAGGAGATAATAATTTCTTAGTAACAGCAGATTATGATTGGTTAGATTCTGATTATTCTAGTCCTGATGATTATGCTATAAGTTCATCAGGTGGTTACGCAGAATATAGAGATACGCAAACAACTTATAATACAGCAGGTTTTGTGTATGGTGGTGCTACTAAACCAGTAATACGACAAGCCATACAAGGTTCAGGACACGCTATACAATTTAAGTTTGTTACAACAGCATCTGCAAATCCGTATACCATTTTTGGGTTTGCAGTACAATATGGAGAGGCAGGAGTAAGATAATGGCAGGATACGCAAGACAAAGTTCAAGTAGTATTGCAGATGGGGAAACAATCACAGCAGCCCCACTGAATAGTGAGTTTGACGCACTGTTAGCAGCATTCGCATTTAGTGGAGGCCATAATCACGATGGCACATCTACAGAAGGTGCTTATGTAGGATTAATAGCAGATGTAGATGCACTAAATAAAATAGTTGTTGACACATCTAATAATAGACATGGTTTCTTTGTAGAAGTATCTTCTTCTGCAGTAGAACAAATAAGAATACAAGATGGTGCAATCGTTCCTGTAACAGATAGTGATATTGATTTAGGAACTAGCTCACTAGAATTTAAAGATCTTTATATAGACGGAACTGCTTACATTGATACTCTTGAAGTACATGTAGGTGCTACATTAAGTGCAGGCGTATTAACATTACCAGATGGATCAGCTTCTGCTCCTGTTATTACAAATGCTAGTGATACAAATCAAGGTCTATACTTTTCAGGTACAGACGAAATGTCATTTACTGCAGGAGGCACTGCTCAAGTTACTTTTGCTGATGGGGCTATTAAACCAGTTACAGATAATGATATTGACTTAGGTACATCCTCTTTAGAATTTAAAAATTTATATATTGATGGTACAGCTAATATAGATACTCTTGCTGCTACTACTATGAGTGGTAATTTAGCTATGGGTAGTAATTCTATTACAGGTCTTGCTGCACCTAGTGCTGATGGTGATGCTGCAAGAAAATCATATGTAGATGATTCTATTTCTTCTGCTGAAGGTCTTACACAATTAGCAGGTATCATAAATGTAAATGGTTATCACTTCACTGGTAGTTCTGGAGAAAATATTACATTTAAACCTGTAGGCAGTGCATCAACAGTATCTACACAAGACACTGATGGAGAGTTTGTAGCTCTTGTTCTTAGAAATGAAAGTGACGCTGCAGATACAACAGGTATAGCTTCTCTTAGATTTGATTTAGAAGATACAGGTGGTAACACAGTAGATGCTGCTAAAATAGCAGTTAAGAAAGAACAATCATTTACTGCAACTGCATCAACACAAGATGCTAAAATAGTTTTCTCTACTTCTTTAAATGGTACTCTAACAGAGTATTTAGAATTAAATAGTGCAGGTGCATTAGTTCCTGTAACGGATAATACAGTAGATATTGGTACATCTTCTAAGGAAATAAAAGACATATATGTAGATGGTACAGCATATATTGATGCAATAGGTTTTGGTTCTACTTCTGTAACACTACCAACATCAGATGGTTCAGCTAACCAAATATTAAAAACAGATGGTTCTGGAACTATATCATGGGCTAGTGATACAGGCACTACTATAAACAATGCTACAGAAAATGAACTAGTAACTGTAGCCTCAACAACTACACAATTAGACGGTGAAGCAAATCTTACATTTGATGGTACTACACTTACTTTAAATGGTAAATTAGCTATGGCTTCTAATACTGCAGGTAAACTTCTTATTGCAGATGGTACAGACTTTGAGCCTACTGCTGTTGGTGATTTAGCTGAAATAACTAGTATTGCTAGTGATGATGTATTGCTTGCTGTAGATACTTCTGGCGGAGGATTAAAAAGAGTAGCTAGATCTACTTTAGTATCAGGTCTTGCTACATCAAGTGCTATATCTAATGTTGTAGAAGATACAACTCCACAACTAGGTGGTGATTTAGATGTAGATGGTAATGCTTTAGTTTCTACATCGAATGGTAACATAGCCCTTACACCAAATGGAACAGGTGTTGTAAGAATAGATGGTAATGTAGATATACAAACAGGTGAAATTGTTCTTAAAAATGGTGGTTCTGTTTCTAATATTAAATTTTATTGTGAGTCAAGTAATGCTCACTACACACAATTACAATCTGCAGCACACTCAGATTACTCAGGTAATGTTACTTTAACTTTACCTGCAGCTACAGACACATTAGTTGGTAAAGCAACAACAGATACCTTAACAAACAAAACATTAACAACTCCTGTAATAGCAGAAATAGATTCTGGTGGTGATTTAACTTTAGATGCTACAACAGATATTATATTAGACGCAGATGGTGGAGACATATTCTTTAAAGATGGGGGCACAACATTTGGTAGTGCAACTAATACTTCAGGTAATTTAATTATTAAATCAGGCACTACAACTGCTTTAACATTTGATGGTGCTAATGTTGCAGTATCAGGCGATTTAACTGTTAATGGTACTACAACAACTGTAAACTCTACGACAGTAACTATAGATGATCCCATCTTTACATTAGGTGGAGATACTGCTCCTGGTTCTGATGATAACAAAGATAGAGGTATTGAGTTTAGATATCACACAGGTTCTGCTGCTAAAGTAGGTTTCTTTGGTTATGATGATTCTGCAGGTGTATTTACATTTATACCAGATGCTACAAATTCTTCAGAAGTATTTAGTGGCACAGCAGGTAATGTAGCTTTTGGTAACATTGCAGGCACATTAACAACTGCTGCTCAAACAAATATTACTTCAGTAGGTGCTTTAGATGGGGGTTCTATAACTTCAGGGTTTGGTGCTATTGATAATGGTACTTCTGGTATTAGAACAAATACATTTACAGCAGAAACTTCTATTTTACCTGATGCTGTAGGAGGTGCGGATTTAGGTAGTACTTCTGCAGAATGGGGTGATGTATATATTGCTGATGATAAGAAAATATATTTTGGTAATGATCAAGATATATCTATGGAATATGATGAAGACGGTATAGATACTCTTTTAATATCAGGTGATATAACTCTTGCAGACGATAAAAAATTATATTTTGGTTCTGCTAAAGATGTAAGTTTAGAATATGACGAAGACGGAAACGATACATTAAGTGTTAATGGAGATCTTCTTGTAGAAGATGATAAAAAATTATATTTAGGATCAGGTAAAGATTTTAGTATAGAATATGATGAAAACGGAAACGATACTACAGCAGTCGTGGCTGCAGGTGGTGTTAGTTTTGCTCCTCATGGAACTAGTTCAGGAAATGGTACAGAATTAAGATTTCAAGAGTTAGCAGCTAATGGTGCAAACTATGTAGGCTTTAAAGCTCCAGATTCTATATCATCTAATGAAGTATGGGTATTACCTAATGCTGACGGCAATGCAAATCAAGTGCTTAAAACAGATGGCTCTAATGCTTTATCTTGGGTAGATCAAGCAGGTGGTGGAACAGTCAGTCTTGTAGCTGATGGAGCAATTACTGCAGGTAAACCAGTGGTATTAACTGCTGCAGGTAAAGCAGCACAAGTTGTTAAAACATCGACAGATGCGTCTAGCCCAACTAAAGTATCTCCTGAAGTAGCTACAATGGACAATAGTGATACCACGGATAAAGGCGTAAGTTGTGTGTTTGATTCTAGTACAAATCATTTTGTTATGGCATATAAAGATACTTCAAATAACAGTGGGTATGGAACAGTTGTAGCAGGAAAAACAACAAAAATTGAAAAATCAACTGCAGGAGTAACATGGGGAACACCTACAGTTTTTATCTCTTCAGTGTTACATGAAATGCCACAGCTTTCAGCAGGAGGAAATAAAGTTCATGTAAGTTATAGAGACTCTTCAGGTGGGGGAACAATAAAAAGTATTACTGTAACAGAATCTAGTTCAGCAACTGCAGTCGGTACAGCCTCTTACGCATTTTCTAGTGCCTTTGCGGCAATGGCAGCAGGACCACAAAGAATAGACGATGGATCTATAAACGCAACAATTGGATCATCTTGTTATGATACCAATGTAGATAGATTTTTAACAGTATACAAACATGTTAATAACAGTGAGTATGGGACAGCAGTAGTGCATTATATTAGTAATACAGGTACAGGTGCTGTAACTTGGGGTACTCCTAGTGTATTCCATTCTAATAAAACTAGATTTAATAGTCATCTTCCTCATTGTCAATTTGATGATAGCACCAATAGAGTAGGAATTATGTATCTTGACGAAGACAGTAGTTATCAAACTAAAAGTCTCGTAGCTACAATTACAGGAGGAACAACTAATAGTGTGGCTTTTGGTACACATGCAACAATTAATAGTGGTACTGGTCAAAATTGGAGTATGCTTTATGATGCAGGTCTTGATAGGTTTATAGCATCTGGAGAAAATGGAACTGATGATAGGATACATGCTCGTGTTGGTTATATAACTGGAGGTACTACAAATACATTTACATGGGGTACTTCAGCTCAAATTAGCACACAAAACAGTAATCAGGCAATATCTTGTGTTGATACTAACAACGATGGTAAAGTTCTTCTTGTTTATAATAATCACCATTCAGGTAATAAAACTGTTGCTCGTATAATGACAGCATTAGGAGGCACAGACAATAGTATATCTGCATCAAGTGAAACAACCATCAACTCTGGAGAATACATCTCAGGAGGAGCTGGCATAGCATTTGATCCTGCCAATGATAAATTTTTAATGAGCTTTACAGATAATGGCACTAGCAACTACGGATTTCATAGAATAATTACTTACTCAGGAACTACAATTAGTTATGGTTCTCGTGTTCAAGATGGTTTTGAGGATACATCAACTAGGTATGATAATAAGGTACTATATGCAGGAGGAACATCAGGTCAATTTTATCACACATATAGAACAGGTACTGGTACAAATCAAACTAATATGAATATAGTTAGTGTAAGTGGAACAACTCCTTCATTTGCTACAACAAATGATATTATGGGCACTGGTGAAAATAGTTGGCAAAGTATGGATATGCTTATTGATCCTGATACTGATTTATTATCTGTAGTGTACGGAGGTTACGGTCCTACAGGCACTAGCAGTCAAGATCTTCACCATGTAGTAATTAGTGCTCCTGAAAGAGAAGATCCTTTAGGATATCATCATGCTTATGATACTGCTAATAATTATATACATTTAGTTTATTCTAGTGGTACAACAACATATGTTCATCCTGTATATTATAATACTAGCACAGATGCTTATACAGGGGGAACACCTTCTACTCTTATGAGTGGTGCTACAGCTACTAGAGATTCCGATATAATATTTGATCCTGATACAAACCGATCAGTAGTTGCATATAGAGATACTTCTAACTCTGATATTGGAACTGCAAATGTTATTCAATCTACAGGAACAGCAGGTTCTCCCACAGTAACTATAGGCTCAGATGTAACATTTGATGGCACAGATGATTGTGCAGATGTATCGTTAACTTATGATACTGCAAACGATAGAGTATTTATTTGTTATGTTAATACAACAGATACTAAAATAAGAGGAACTTTAGGTACAGTTACAGCAGGCACTAATTCTATTTCTTTTGCAGGAACTGCTGATGTATATGATTATAGTTCTGTCCCATTAGGTATGGATGTAATATATAATAGTGATAAAGGAGTCGTTGATTTATTTGCTAGAAACGCAGATTCATCTAACTATTTAGGAAATATACAAGTTACTACAGGAGCATCTTCTTTTAGTGTTTCAGGTGGTTTTGATCATTATAACCAAGCTAACACTGTAAATACAGGAGCAGGAGCATATGGACCTGGTTATGGTACAGTGATAGGTGTTATGGGAGATGGTAATAGTAATAAAGTATCTTATCATCATAGATTTTATCTACGCACATCAACAACAAATTTAAATCATGGTAATTTTTTAGGTCTAGCAGCAGAAAGTATATCTGATGAAGCTACAGGTAAAATTACTATATTTGGTGGGGTTAATGAAAATCAATCAGGGCTTACTATAGGAAATCACTATTTCTCTGATGGTGGAGGCACTGTAGGTCTAGATGGAGATGAATATGTAGAAATATATTTAGGACAAGCTATAGCTGCTGATAAAATAAAAATGAGAAAAAATGAAGGGTATTTGTATGGTACAGCTAATAATGCAATAACTGCAGGAGATTTAATGCTCATAGAAACTACTGGTAAATTTACTGCTTTTGATGGTACAACTACAACAGTAAGTGCAGACAACTTTATAGGAATAGCAACAAAAACGGTATCTGCAGGAGGACAAGCAGAAGTGGCTACTGCAGGAACTGTAGTAACTCTACCTTATACATCAACAAGCAGTGACTTAACTATAGGAACTCACTATTTTGCAAACAGCAATGGCTCATTAGGAACTAGTGGTACAATAAATGTAGGCACAGCTTTAAGTACAACTCAAATAGTTGTAGCAGGTATGGGAACAGGCGCAGATTAATTTAAGGAGATGAAATGAAAACAATAGTAAGAAAAGGTACTAATGTAAGTTTATATTATTTAGAAGATAATGTAGATGTAGTTATAACAGCCACAGAAACAACTCTTTCTGAAAATGGTACACCTACTTTAATTATTGCGGATTGTAATTCAGAGAATGCAGCACTACACACTGATGTTGACGCAATAGCTAATTATTGGGGTTGGAAATACTTATATGATGGTTCGTCATGGTCTGTAAATGATTCTTTTAAAGGGAGTCATGATTTAAGAAATGATATTGATGCGTCTGCAACCACAATACCTGTAGTAAATATTAACCCTTTTGCCTCTTCTGGAACTGTTATAATAGACAAAGAAAAAATTACATATACAGGAATAGATAGTGAAAATTTATTAGGATGTACTAGAGGAGCAGATGGAACTACTGCTACCTCACATGATTCTGGAGATTATGTAATCCAAATATAAATAAGGAGAGCACATGGCTAAACCAACAGTAGCCTCAGTAGATCAAAAAATTGAATCACATGTTGACGCATGTAGTGAAAGATATGATGCAATAGATAAAAGACTTTATAGAATAGAGTTTATTTTAATTGGTGCATCAACAAGTGTAATAGGATTATTACTAAAATTAGTATTATTTTAAAAGGAATAGAGAATGGAAAGAGTACCATTGACAGATACAGAAAAAAAGAATAGAGCACGTGCTTTAACATATTCAAAGGCATTAAAATTATTTAATGGTGGTTTTGCATTTGATGCGTCTACACAAAAACTTATAGACGATGCTATAGCAAAGTATAATCCTACTCCAGTTAATCCGATTGAAGATGAATTTTTAACTACACAAAAAAGAACACCAGGCAACGTACAATCTACACCTACACCTACACCTACATCCACTACTGGATTTGACAGATCAGTTCGTAACCCTACATTAGACCAAGAGGGTAATAGTTTTGCAAAAGAAGCTGAAACTGCAGGTTTTGGTACGAGTGAATTAGATGCTCTTGAGTATCAAATGATGGTAGAAAATGATGCTATATTTGATGCTATCGATGCTGCACAAGCAGAAGGTGTTACTTTAACAGAAGAAGATTTTCAAGATATAAGAGCCGACATTAGAGCAGATAAAGGAGATAATTACTTAGATGAAAGTGGTGATTATCAAGAAGATGATACAGGTCAAGCTACCTATGCACAGGTAAAAAACACACTTACCCCTAAAGATAAAAACCCTAGATGGACAGAAATAGGTAGAACTCAACCAAATGCAGAGGGAATAATAATAGTTACAGAACAAGATATGAATCCTGACTCACCTACATATGGCCAAACGAGAACACGACAAGAAAGAGATGTATCTCAAGATAATAATAATACAAATCAAGCACCTACTACTGAACCAATGAATGTAGTAGATTTTACAGCAGGTCAAGTATCAGATCCTACTATGCCACAACAAGCTATCTATGATTACACACCACAACAAATAGATAAAGCTACAGAATTATTAAAAGAACAAGGATATGATCTTAATGCGTTACTTAGAAATGTACTAGATAAAGATTTAACTAGAGCTCAAGCAGGAGATGCAGTAGCACCTACATCACCTGGTGCTGCACAAGGTACAGCAGAATTAGTAGGATCACCTGGAACAGTTGAAGGCCAAACAGGAACTGTAAGTAGAGAAATAACTCCTCAAACAGGTGTACCTACAGAAGATGCTTTAGTTAAAGATGTAGAAGCAGATCCTACAGACAGGCCACAATTAATTACAGACGAAGAAATGCCTAGTAGAACAGTTACTGATCCTGAAAAACCTGAACAGGCAACAACAACGTTTGATTCTAAAACATATGTAGGAGATACACCACAGTCTACATTTGTATCTGATGTTAATTCTGTAATGTCTAAAGGTACTGTAAGACTAGAGGAATTACCTGAGGCTGCAAAAGCTACAGATATACCAGATGAAGTAGATGCTAAGACTGCATATACTTTAACAGGCGATGCAACATTTTTAGCAAAAACTTTAAATGTACCAGACACAGTAGTAGCACAATTCATAGAGGGAAATGTTCAAGCTAAAGATACTGTACAAGGTCAGTTGGGTTTATTAATGACTCAGTTTGATGATGGTACACCTGCATGGGCTGCAGGAGCAATACGAGCAGCTAATGATACAATGGCTGCAAGAGGTATGGGAGCTAGTTCTATTGCAGCGACAGCTATTGTTCAAGCAGCTATGGAATCTGCCCTACCTATTGCTCAAGCAGATGCTCAAGTCTATGCTAACATGAATTTAACTAACGTAAGCAACAGACAAAAGATAGCATTAGAAGTTGCTGCTGCTCAAAGAGGAACACAATTACAAAATCTATCTAATGAGCAACAAGCTGAACTAGCTAAAAGCACAGGTGCACTAGCTTTAAACGAAGCAAGTTTATCTAATCAACAATCTACACAATTAGCTAATGCTCAGATGAGAGCTGCACTACAGAACCAAAACTTATCGAACACACAACAGTCTAATGTTATTCAAGCTGCACGATATACTGAAGAACAGAATATAAATTTAAGTAATGAGATGCAAGCTAGATTACAAGATACATCAAATAACTTACAAGTTGATATGGCTAATTTGTCTGAAAGAAGTAGAGTTGTATTATCTCAATTACAAACACAATCTGCACTAGCAGGGCAAGAATTAAACAATCAACAACAAGTAAATGTTCTTAAATCAGACAGATTCTTTGAAGCTAATAATTTGACATTTAATGCAGAACAGGCTAGAGTTCTATCTAATTCTAAGATGATGGAAACCATTGACTTAGAGAATTTAGATTTCGAGCAAGCACGAACAGTTCAAAATGCTGCAACTTTTGCCCAGATGGAATTAGCAGGTCTTAATAACAGACAACAAGCTCAAGTAGAAGGTGCTAGAAACTTCTTACAAATGGATTTACAAAACTTGTCAAACGATCAACAAGCTACAGTATTAAGTTATCAAACTAAGTTCCAACAAATGCTATCAGATCAAGCTGCTAAAAACACAATGGAACAATTTAATGTAACTAGTGAAAACGATGTTGCTAAATTCTATGACAACTTAGCTGCAGACATATCTAAGTTTCAAGCTCAATTAGATACAACTATTAGTCAATTTAATGCAGGACAGTTTAACGCTATTGATCAATTTAATGCTACAATGGCTAACAACAGAGATCAGTTTAATATAACAAACCAGTTAGATATAGCTAAATCAAATGCTGAGTGGTATAGACAGATTAATACTTTAAATACAGCAGGTGAAAATGCAGAAGCACAAATTAATGCTGCTAACTATCTAAACTTATCAAATATGGCTTTAGCTAATATGTGGCAAGAATACAGAGACACAGCAGACCAAGCATTTGCTGCATCACAAAATGAAAGAGATAGAGGATTCCAACTTGCTATGGCTGCACTACAGTCACAGCATGATAAAGAATACTTTGAAATGCAAGTTGATGCAGAGAATGGAAGATCTTTATCTTCGTTTATATGGGAAATGATTACATAAGAGGAAACTATGGCAGATGAAGCAGACAAAAAAGAAGAAGTATTAACAACAATAGGAACATTTAAAGAATTAGTAGATACCCTTTCTGGGGATGATGAAAGTCCTGCAGATAAAAACCAAAGAGGGTATGGTAGAACAAATGTTACCAAAGGTAAAAAACAAGCATCTATACCTACAAGTGGACAGACACAAGTCGCTAGAGCAGTTGAAGGAAGTGATCAACAAAGTTTGTATAATACTATGTTTGGCCATATCTTTAGAAAATATAGAACGCTAGTATAGGAGATAATAATGCAAGAACAGAAAATGACACCTGGTGGGCAACCCCATGATCCATATAGTCATATAGCTATACCTGGTCAATCTCTTACAAAACCAAAAGGAGAGTATGCTTGGGAACAACCACCCTCCCACACAACGCCTGATAGTGCTATAGCTGAATTGTTAGATCAATTATCTGTTCCTGAAAACATGGCTAGATTATTTACTTTACTTGAAAATGATATAACAGTTGTAGCAATTGTAGACGCTATTGTCTTATCTGGTTTTGCTATTGGTAAATATAATCCAAATATAGCAGAATTAATTAAACCTGATTTAAGAGAGTTTATTATGATGTTAGCAGAAAAAGCAGATATAGAATTTAAAGAAGGTGTTGTAAAACAAAGAACAGATTTTGATGATGCTTTAGATGCATTAGAAAAAGGGAAGAAAGAAAGAGATCAACGAATGAATCCTAGAGAGCCTGCTGATATAGCAGATGAAGAGGGTGTTGTTGAAGAGCCTGTTGAAGAGAGAAAAGGTCTAATGCAAAATGAAAGACCTGCTGGTATAATGGCTAGAGGAGATATGTGATGGCATCATTATTTGTAAAAGGAATGATAGGTGGAGCTTTAGATGAAGCTACCGAAAGAAATAGAAGAAGAGATGATGCTGTAGACAAGATGACAAATCTTGCTATCGATAATATTAATCAAGCTAGAAAGATACAAGCGGAAAGAGAATCTCTTAATGAAGCAAGAAATAGAAAAGCTAAAAGTCTTTCCTTTATAAAAGATCCTGATATGGCTAAAGCATTTTTAAATGATTTTGATCCTAATAATTCTAAAAATGTTTTGGAACTACAAAAAATTTATAGAGAATTAACTATACAAAAAGGAGAAAAATTATCTACGTCTATTACTCCGACTGTTCCTTTATCTGGTGCTACATTACCTACAGCAACTACTGGTGGAACATTTGGTGATATGTTTAAAATGCCTACAACTATGGATGCATTTACAAGAGCAGAACAACAACTAGGTTTAAAACCTGGTGAAGGAGCACAATATTATGAGACTGCTTCACAGTCTTACAGACCTAATGTTTTAGAACAAGAGTTTTCTTATAGTTATGGTATGAGACCAGAAACAGGTGTGGGTACTATACGTACAGAAGAACTAACAGATGAAGCATTTGTAAATGCACATGGTGGAAGTATAAATGCTCAAGGAGTTCCTGTATTTGGAACAGTTGTAAGTTTTGCAAACCCAAACGATGCTGACGACAAAATAGATATCGCTAATGATATATACTTTGGAAATTATAAAAATGCTGCAGATAAATCTGGAAGATTTAGATCTGATAAATATGAATTTTCTGAAGAGGCTATGGAATCACAAGACAACCAAAATATTAGATTAGCTATTGGTCAATTTGTAGGTTCTGTAACCACAGCAAATGCATACATTGAAAGCCCTGATAGTGGTTACTTTTTTGATACCAATAATGATATAAATTTACAAAAATTTAATTTTTTAACTAAAGGAGATCAGACAGGTAAGACACGTAATTTCCTTGAGTTAGCACAAGATGGTATAGTTGGTTATGAAGAAATAATTGATGTTCTAGTTCAAAATAATGATCCAGACGCTATGGCAATACCAACAGGACAAGTACTCAATGCTGTAACAACAAGACCTGCATATTCTTTACCTCAACTAGAAGCTATCGCATTAAATGAAAACCTTACAGAAGAAGATTTTACATTTGATTATCAATATCACATAATTAATGATAAAGGAGAGATAGAAGTAGAAACAGATGAGGGAATAACTCTTAAAGAAGCTCAAGAAAAATGGGATACTGCAGAGGATGCGAGAAAACAAATACTATTAGATTTAATTGGTCCAGAAGCTACTGAACAACTAATGGCAGGTGTCTATGGAACAGGAGATTATAGAAGCACTCCATCTTTATTTTCTAATATAGACGATGGTTTATCAGGAACTAATTATGATTATGTAAATATGGGAGGAAGCCTAGATATTGCTAGACCTAGATTAAAAAATGTTTTACTCCAAACTTTTGCACAAACAGAAAATAATTACAAGCCTGAACAAATAGAGAGAATAATACAAAGTGTTGATAGGACTACAAATAACTTTATTTCTGAAATAGAAGATTTAACAGAAGATAAATTAATTGCAGGTTACTCTGGAAATAACCCAACTAAAAGAGCTTTAATACCTATGGAGTATAATGTTAAACAAGGAGATCCTGATGCACTTGCTTCTACTGAGGCTTTTGGTATTAAACCAGGACAAACAGGAGAAGAGTATAGAACTAGAACAATAAGACATTATAGGTGGCTAGACATAGAAACAGGAAAAATGTACGACTCTGAGTATAATGAAATTTATTAAGGTAACATATGGCTAGAATCAGAAAAATAAACCCTATTAAAGAGGGCCATGAAAACCAAGAATTTGTTGATCCTGATTTTAGAGGAAGAGGTTTTTTAACAAAAGAAAAAACTGAAGAAGAGAAAGAAAGGTTTCCTTTACAAAACCCTTATGAAAGAGAGGGTGCAGACATGGACAGCTTATTTTATAATAATGAAGAAGTTATTAATGGTATAAGAAAATATTATATAGACAGAAAAGGAAAACCTAATTCTAAAAATACAAAAGACTTAGTAAACGAGTTTGTTAGAGATATGAGATGGATGGAATCTAATGAAGTATCTGCTGCAACAACTCTTTTCTATTTAAAAAATGCTGAAGACGATGAGGTTAATAACTTTAGAAATATATATGATGCATTTAAAGCAATGCCTAATTTTTATCAACAAGGAACAAAAGATGAAACAACTTGGCAAAGAACATATAGAGCAGGAGAAGGTGTTTTTGATTATCTAGCAGCTACTATAGCATCACCATCAGGAGTGTTATCTTTATTTACAGGGGGTGCAGGAACTGCTGCAAAGATGGCAGCAAGTAGAGCTTTTATAACTAGCCAATTACAAAAAGCAGGAAGAAAAGAAATGTTTGGGCAAGTGGTAAAAAGAGGTATGACAGAAGGTGCAGCTAAAGCGGCATTAGTAGATATGACAGGTGGAGTAGCCTTAAACACAGCAACACAAAAAATAAGACAAGAAATAGGTGCTCAAGAAGATTTTAGTTTTGGTCAATTAGGAGCAGTTAGTGCATTGTCTGCTGTACCTGGAGGTTTAATGGGTGCATACACAGGTAGAAAATCTGTTAAAACTGCTAGGAAGGGAGCAGATATTATTCAGGAAGGAGCAGAGGCACGAGGTCTAGGCATGGCTGCTTTAAGGTCGTACTCAGGATCAGCAGGTAAAGTATTAAGCCAGAAAGAAACAGATGAATTAGCAAAGAAAATTACAAAAGAATTTGACGAATTTCAAGATGAGTTAGGAAACCCATTAAAAGGTAAAAAATATAAAGATAAAGACTTAGATCCTCTTGATGAAAAGACAGTAGAAAAAGGTAGAAAAATATTAGATAAGACAGCTAAAAAATTAGGTATGTCTCCAACAGAATTAGGAAAATTTAGTTTATCTCCAGAAGTTATGAAACGAGTAGCAGGAGCTGCACGAGTACTTTTAAAAGAAGGTGGTGTAAAATATAACCCAAAAGAAAGAGCTACAAAACAAGTATATGATATGTTAGCACAAGATAAGCTACCCTTTGAAGTATATCGAGATGTTATAGAAGAGTTTGGTATATCTGTAAATGACTTTGCTAAAATATATTTAGCACAAGGTTCAGAGTATGGTAGAGGACTAGGTGCATTAAGGCTAATAAAAGAAAATTATCTTTCTGATATAACTATGTATGCCGAAACAATACAGAAAGCACATAAAAGAACTGAGTATGAATTAGCGTTAGACGCTGTAAGAAATATCAGTAAAAAAACAGGTCGTATTGAACAAGGCACATGGTCTAGATTAAACAACATGAGAAAAGGTTTATTAGTTTCTCAACCTGCTACAGCTATAAGAAATGCTGCATCTGTTAGTGCTTTTCAAGTAGCACCAGATTTACTTGTAACAGGATTTGAAAGAATGTATGCAAGTTTATCTGGTCAAGGATTTAAAGGTAATCCACTTAAAGACATGACAACGTTAGGTTCATATGTAACAGACATAGCGACAGGAAGTAAAAAAGGAAATCTATATATTGCACAACTACTAAATGATTTGCCTAAAGAAGAGAAAAGACTTTTTGGCCACTTGTTTGGTGATATAGCAACAGACACTGTTGGTGGTGGAAAAACAATGAGAACTCTTGAGGATGGTGTAAAGATTCTTAATTTTCTTAACAGAGGACAAGAATACTTATTTAGATCAGCAGCTTTTCTTACACATATAGACAGACAATTACTTAGAAAATATGACACTAACTTAGATGAGTTAGCAAGAAAAGGTGGTTTATTTGTTACTAAAGATAAAAATATAATTACACAAGAAATGATAACAGATGCTACAGATTATGCCCTAGAATTAACTTTTGCTAATTTACCTAGAACAGACACTTTGCTTGGAAGATTTGCAAATGAATTTATTAATGTTGTAAATAATTCTCCTGCTAGTTTAGCAATACCTTTTCCTAGGTTTATGCTTTCAGCACTACGCTATCAGTATCAATTTTCTCCTGCAGGATTAATTGGATCGACTAGGCGTGCTAGAAAACAAGTTAAAGCACAAAGAGAAAACCTTAAAAACATACAAGCCGCAGGTAAAAAACCTACTAAAGAGGAGTTAGTGCAAGGAGCAAAAGTAGTAGATGAAAGAACTATTAGAGATATAGGAAAAGGTTTAACAGGGACTATGCTGTTCACTATGGGTATAGCTATGAAAGCACAAGACGAACATAAAGATTTAGAATGGTATGAATTAGGTGTGGGAGATAACGAGAAAGTAATAGACACACGAGCTTTATTTCCTATACCACAATATCTTTGGGCAGGAGATACTATAAATAGAATGCTAACAAGCAGAATGAAAGATATACCTATGGTCATACAAGATGCTAAACAAGCATTAACAGGAACTAATTTTAGACCTGGACAAATAGGTGGTAGATTAGTTGAAGATTTTTTCTTGTTATTTGAAGATAGTGCAGATAAAACTATTGAGAATGGTCTAGGATATTTTGCTGATATATTGGGTAGTGTGGGTGCTCAATATCTACAACCATTTAATGCTATTAATGATGTGTTAATGCAGTATGATGTAATGAGTCCTGTAAGTAAAGACTTTTTAGGTACAGGACAAAAAGGGGATGCTTTTTCTGCATCAAAACTATCATCTCCTACCGCAGCTAGAATATTAGGCAGATTACCTGCAGGCATTGGTGATGTTTTATATGAACATTTATATGAGGAAGAAAGAAAATACTCTATTGATCCTACTCTTCCTGTTAATGAAAGAGTAATGAAATATGATCCTATGTTAAAACAGTTATTTGGTTTAACTTTAGGAAAAACTAGCATGGTTGATAGGGCTTTTAATTATTATGGTTTAAATTTTAGAGATTACAAATTTGTAGGTGGTGACGCTGAAGCACAAAGACAGTTAAATTATTATTTAAAAGAAATAACAAACGTGTTCATGCCTGCACAGTTAAGTCATCCAGATAGTTATTTAAATAAAGAACTAACAAAACAACCTTACACACGTAGAGAAAGAAATATTATAGCTAAAGATATTTTGAGAAAAGAGTTACAGGGATATAGAGAAGAAGCAAGAAAAAGATTAAAAGCAGAAAACCCAAATCTATACAACTTATATAAATCCCCAAGAGATTTAAGTAGATTAGAAAGAAAACGATATAATATAGAACGAGGTGCACAAGGTCTTTTAGGGTTTAGTGAAATGCAAAAAGAAATGGCTAAAGCTGCTGACAGAAGTGTTGGTCCAGATGTAGGAGGAGAAAAAATTAAATTACTAGAACCTGAACCATCTTTAAGAAGTCAAGGAAATTTTGATTTTGGTCGGAGTATTTATAAAAGCAAAAGAAAACGAAGAGGTCAATAACAGAATAAGAAGAGGCGTGTTTCAACTATAGGAGAAAACAATGGCAGAAACAACAACTAAGAAGACAGCTAAAAAAGCTGCAAAACCAAAAGCTAAAACAGTTTCAACAACTAGTGAATCTGTAATAGCAAACCCTATTACTAAAAAGGGTGCTATACTTGGTGGTGCGTTAGTACTTATTGTACTACTAAGTATGCTAGTAGGGAGTTAAGATCATGGCAGGGCACGAAAGAAAATTTTCATCTAAGATGTTAGCAGATTCATTTTATTCTCAAATGAAATATGATTTGGGATTTGAGTGTGAACAACCACTCAATGAGGATAGTTATTGGATTGTAAAATGGACAGCGTGCCCTACATGCACGTGTAATGAATCAGAGAGGGAGTAGTCACGTCAAATACATTTGACAAATAGGGAGGAAACATTGTCAACATTTAAACAGATAAGAGATTTAAGTATCATAGCAGTAACTGTAGTTGCTGTTACCACTTTAGCATTTGCAGAGGATAGTAACATAACAAATACGACTACGACTACATCTACTGTAACGAGTACAAATACCAATACAAATAATAATACCAATGTAAATCAAACAACTAGCAACAACACCAATACCAATCTTAATACCAATAATACAACCATAAACAGTACTGCAACAAATACCAATAACAATACTAATGTCAGCACCTCAACTAGCAATGTGACATCGAATATAACTCAAACACAAAATGTTACAAATACTAGTGACAGCACTGTCAACTCAACATCAAATAATACTAATGTGTCAACAAATAGTAACACCAATGTAAACACATCTACATCTAGTAGCACAGTTAATACACAAAATGTGAACACCAACAACAATAATAATGTAAATAGTTCACAGAATGTGAATACCAATACATCAACTAGTACATCATCTGCTACACAAAAGGTGACACAAAGAATTAAGACCGCCCCTCCGTCAGCGGTAGCCCCTTCCATCATGTCCTATTCCCAGGACCTATGCACTACAGGGGCTTCAGCAGCAGTCCAGACACAAATATTCGGTGTATCAGCAGGTAAATCTGTACGAGATGAAAACTGCGAAAGACTGAAACTCAGTAAAGGCCTCTATGACATGGGGATGAAGGTCGCAGCAGTAAGTTTATTATGTGCTGATCATCGTGTTTTTCAAGCGATGGAACAGGCCGGCAGCCCTTGTCCATATAAAGGTAAGATAGGTGCTGAAGCTCAAAAAGCATGGGATGAAAATCCAGAAGACAGACCTGATTGGCATTTAATAAAAGCTGAAATGAAAGGTCAAGAGTTTAGAGCATACAAAAAGAAAGACTTCTGTAAAAAATATCCTACACAAAAACTATGTACAGACTCCTAACATTATTATTCTTTAGCTTTTCTGCTATGGCTAATCCGCCTACATTTACTGTGGGCACTGATCCTATTATTGATATAACTGGAACTGGTCAAGGATTAAGCCTTGGCGATGACCAAATGTCTGGGATGAAAAATATCGGTTTTGATTTCACCTTCTATAATCAGACCTTCTCTCAAGTAAATATATCTATGAACGGATTCTTTACCTTCCAGTCAAACTTTAATGTGCCAAGAAGTAGAAATTATTTATCGGAAGTAATACCTGCAAATTCATTCAATTACTCTGTATTTCCTGCTTGGTCAGATTATATTAGAAGATCTAGTGGCAACCAATCTCCCTATATACAAACATTTGGACAAACATCTGATACAGATCAGTACTTTGTTATTATGTGGGACAATGTATCTGAGTATAGTAATGGGTTAAAGAGTACCTTCCAAGCTATATTATATGAAACGACTAATGAAATAGCTTTTCGCTATGA